AGAAACAAGCTAACCACTACATCTACTGAACTTGGAATCTATGATGATGCTGGCACTAAGATAGCAAAGAAGACTTTGAGCGATGACGGGGTAACATTTACAGAAAGCGAGATGGAAAGTGGCGCATAATGGCTATTGATACCGAGCAGAAAAGGCGGGCAGCATCAGGCATTAAGCCATTTCATAAGTCTATCCTGCCCGATGGGATGATAGATGTTAACGATAGACGGCAGATTGCATGCCTTTATAGTTGGGGTATTGTTCACAAGGTTATTGAGCTAACGCTAGCACTTTATAACCGGGCTATTACGGCTAGTTTACCAGCAAGAGCCTCAACACTTGCCCTTTATGCTCGCAGTATAGCTGCCAAGCTATTTCTTGGCAGCACCGCTCCGAGGGTTTGGCTTAGTGGATGGAAAAGGCGGATAAAGCTAACCATTGATTCAGAGGATATAGATGCAGCCTTATCCGATTTCCCCATCATGGTTTACATAAGTGCATCATCTGGGATAAATAGCGATGATGTGTCCTGTGTGTTTGATGAGCTTGCTAGCGATGCTAACCGAAAGAAGATAGCAATTACAACCGATGATGGTACTACCCAGTGTTATGTTGAGATAGAAAAGTGGGATGATGCTAACGAACAAGCATGGTTATGGGTGAAAGTTCCCAATATAACCTTGGGTGCTGATACGGAATTGTACCTGTACTACGATGCTGACCACGCTGATAATGATACCTATGTTGGCGATACCAACTCAACACCCGCTGAGGCCGTCTGGGATGAAAACTTTGTAGCCGTCTATCACATGGCGGATGGGGCTGATACATCCCATATCTATGACTCTACGGGCAATAATAATGATGGAACAAAGAAAGGGGCAAATGAACCAGTTGAAACAACGGGACAGATAGGGCAAGCACAGAGTTTTGATGGTTCAGATGATTATATCAATTGTGGCGATATAGATGTGGTTGGTGGTATTACCCTTGAATTACATGTTTATCGGGCTGTAGATGATTATCGATATCTTCTTAGTAAGAGAGCAGCTTATAATCTTGGGCAACATACTAGTGGAAGATTCCTATGGTTAGATGCTCTTACTACACTTGATTATTCTCCTGTTGGTGCCTTTCCTACTCTTTCATGGAATACGATTGCGGGGACTATTTCAGACACAGCACTAATATTGTATTCAGGTGGATTGCCGATAGGGGCAGGTATGGCTACATTAGATGTTAGTGATTATATTCTTTATATAGGCTATTGGTGGGGTGGTGGTAGATGGCAGGGTATCATTGATGAAGTCCGTATTTCCAATATCGCCCGTCCTGCAGAATGGATAAAAGCCACCAATGAATCACTGACTGATGACCTGTTGAATTTCGGGAGTGAAGAGATAATCCCTAAAATCCTATCAATTACTAGCAAGCTATTTGACCGGTCAAAGACTCTCAAGATAAGGACAAAATAATGGAACGGATAACTATTCCCAGGCTGATTTTACGGGAGCTACTTATCCTGCTGTTGGGAAGTATCATGCTGAGATAGAGCTTACCGGAACCAATATTGCTGAAAGTACAGAGGTTTTTACTATTACGATTGTGGAGAGCGGTTAAATGAGTGACTATTGCACACTTGATGAGGTAAAAAGCGAACTCAACATCACAAGCGAAGAAACCGATGATATGCTCCAATCTATGATTGGGCAGGCTAAGGAATTGCTTGACGGCTTATGCAACCGGCAGTTTGATACCGTTGAGGAAAGCCGTTACTTTGACGGTTCAGCATCCCCACTTTTTATTGATGACCTGGCAAGTATCGCCGGTGAAAGTGACGGCATCTATCTGGATGAGGATGGCGATGGCACCTTTGCTACAACTGCAATGACACAGAATACCGATTATATTCTTTATCCGCTTAATAAAACACCCAAGACAATGGCAAAGATAGGCCCTAATTCAGCTTATGGGGGTTTTGCCAGTGGCGTTAAAAGAGGGGTTAAAATTACGGCTACGTGGGGTTATGGTTCAACAATAAATGAAACAATCAGGCGTGCATCCATAATTCAGGTTTGTCGATGGTTCAAGCGCAAGGATTCCGCCTTTGCCGATATTATTGGGACTACTGAGTTCGGGCAATTGGTAATGTATAAAGGGCTGGACCCGGATATACAGGTTATTATCGAAAAGGCGGGATTAATTAAGAGGTGCCTGTAATGGCAGGACTAGGACTATCTATAAAGCTCTTGGGAGCCGAGAAGCTGATAAAAGCCCTCGGCTCTAATACTATAAAAGAGCCCTTGGGCAAGGGGATTAAAGCCATTTCGCTCAAAATGGAGGGGCTGACTAAGAAAGCTACGGTGATAGATATGGGCAGGTTGAGTACTAGTATCTTCAAGGAAGTGGGGCAGAATATGGGCAGGGTCGGCACGAATGTTGAATATGCCCCATTCGTTGAATACGGCACACAGAAAATGGAGGCTCGGCATAGAGAAGGCGGTCTGAAGGTTCTGGGTATGGGTATGTTTACCTTTGCCCTTGGAAAACTAAAAGAATGGCTGGGGCAGGGTGAAAAGGATATCGCGAAGGATATTGAGGCGAGGTTTGACTGATGGGCATTGAATCAATCGGCACGGGCCTAAAGACGGTTTTAGACGGTATAAGTAAATTAAGGGTATATGCCCCCAATCAACTGCCCGATAGCGTTAATCAGTTACCGGCTGCCCTTATATTGCCCGGTGAAGCATCGTATGACCAGGATTTCAGTGCTGATTATGATTATATGCTCCGGGTGGTGATTATAATAGCCAAGCAGGATTCACCATCAGCATTTAATAAGATTCTTGATTACATAGAACCAACAGGCGATTATTCGGTACTGGCAACGGTTCAGGCATCCCCGACTTTAGGTGATACTTGTGCAGCCGCCGTTGTTAAGAGGAATTTGGGAGTGGGAGCTACGAATTGGGGTGGCATCAATTATCTATCAACCGAATTTGAGGTAACAATACTAGCATAAGGAGGCTAACATGGCAAGGATAGCAGGAGTCGGTGGCAACGTAGTTATGGGAACGGTAACGGTAACTGGCATCAAGGAATGGTCGGTCGATTACACGCAGCCAGTTGTGGACACATCAGGCTTTGACAATACCCAGGGAAAGACTTTTTTGCCCCTGCTTGCTATCAGTGAGTGGGCTGGAGCATTCAGTGGGTTCAGGGATGGTGGTCCTCAAGCATTGAGTACTGGTGCAACTGGCACAATCTCACTGAAGGATAGTACGGTAACTGGTCAGATGTGGACTGGTCCCGTTATTATCACCGGTATGCATCCCAGCCGGTCATTTGATGGTGCGGCACTGATTTCCTATGACTTCCAGGGTTCAGGTCTGTTCACGGTAGCCACGGCATAATGGATGACAAGAGATACAACGAACTCATTGTTTTTGTTATTAGGCAAACGGGATGGTCACTGGAGTATGTTCGGGCTATCCCGTTTGATTTCTTAATGGCTTTGGTTGAGGAATTAAGGTATCAAAGGGCAGTGGACAACTATAACATGGCAAGTAACTTTGCGATGGTCATAGCTAACTGGGCGAGTGCAATGGGAAAACGCAGGTATAGAGTGAGCGATTTTGTGGGCTATCCACCATACAGGAGGGAGGACGATGACAACAAAGAAACGGGCGAACCTGGCGAAAGCAACACAAATTGACAGGATAAAGCTGGCTGATGGCAAGGAATATGAGCTTAAACCGCTGAATCTCAATATTTGGGCAGACACAGAGGATAAGTTTGGTGAACCGTACTTTCAGTTAATCTCTAGCGGGCGGGTAAAGCCAATGCGGTACGTTGTATGGCTTCGACTTAAAGATAAGTACCCCGAGTTGACTGAAGAGGGTTGATATAACTTCAAAGGGGGAGGTTTGATTGGGCATGATGGGGTTATAGTCAATCAGTGCATCATCACTTGTAATAAATATGCCATCATTAGTATACCAGCTAACATTAGCCATAACCCTATCAAGTTTATTATGGTTTATATTTTTGACTTCACCCATGACACACATATGCGATGATGAGCAATGCTCACTGCGGAATGAAAGTAGTTGTAATTGATATTCCGGTTCTTCGGAAACAATTCCAGAAGAGTGTCCAGATTCTTGCATACAAGCATAAATCATAACTATGATACCCACAATCATTAAGGGTATTGCGATAATAGTAACCCATTTAATCACGTGGTCTGTGTTTTTAGTGGAAATTGCCATTCCTATATCCCCCCTCATTTAAATTATACCATAGGAGTCAATTATGGCAGCAAAATCCGAAGTACAAGTTCTTATAAAGGCTAAGGATGAGGCCACACAAGCATTTAGTAAACTACGTGGCAATGTCGATTTAACCTCCAAACACTTTAAGATGGCCGGAGTAGCCATGTTGGGGGCTTCTGCTTCTATTGTGGCCGGATTAACTTTGTGCGTCAAGGCTGCCGCCGAAGAGGAAGCGGGGATAAGTCGCCTATCTGTGGCAATGAAGAATGTTGGTTTATCCTATGACGATGCCAAAGAGAGCCTCGAAGGTTGGATTGATGCTCAGCAACAGACTACCGCCTTTGCCGATGATGAGCAACGGGCAGCTTTGGCTAGTTTGGTTAGAATCACAAAAGATGTAACACAGGCACAAGAC